TATCGCCAGGTTGTTTAGTACCTAATAGTACACCTGGAAACATAAAGATATTTGATTTAACTTTAGTCTTTGTATAGTGTATTAAACCTTTACCTAATAGTTGTATTTGGTCTTTGTCTAATGCGTCTGCTATATTGTTCTTTTTAAATTTACTCAATTCGTGTTGAGCAAACTTATTATAACTATTAAACCTTTTCTCTAGGTCTTTTAAATAATCTAGTTCAAAACCTTTTTGCCAAGGTTTTAAATCTTTTTGGGTTGACTTTTCATCGCCTTTTGATAACGCTTCCACTTCTTCATCTCCTTTTCTGCTTTTCTATATGCCAAGTCTAGTTTTAATTTACTAACTCTTTGTACCATCAATTTACCTATTTGGTGGTCGTATTCGTGTTGGCATACTCTACTCATCATACCATCTAAATGTGCCTCTTTAATATCACCTTTTTCGTCTTCGTATTTGATAACACATTTTCTAGGTCTTTTTATATTAACAAATAAGAATGGGAAAGTTAGACAACCTTCTTTCATCAAAACTTCCTCTTCTCCACTTGATATTATTACAGGATTAAACATTATAAGTTTCATACCATTCTCTATACTTTGATGGTCTCCTGCAACAAACATATTAAAAGGTAACCCTACTTGTATTGCACTTAAACCTATACCACCATATTTGTGCATAAGTTGGAACATACCTTCTGCTAACTCTTCTCTACTTTCAATACCATACTCTTTTAATTGGTCATCTTTAAATACTGGTACTGCCTGTCTAACTCTAGGGTCCATTGGTGGCAGTAATTCATAATGAAATGTTTTAGGATTTACACCTTCTCTGATTTTATAACCATCTTCTTTTGCTTGGTCTATTAATATATCAGGATTGTCTAGTGGTGTTTCTTGCCACTCACCTTCTTTTAATTGTGTAACTTCACCTTTCTTAATCATTTCTTCGGCTTGTTTCATCATATCATCTTTTAATTTTTCTTCTTCTTTAGACATCGGATATCCTCGTAAAGTTTTGGTATTTCTCAAACTTAATTATATTAGTAAATTTATCAAACATTATATCTCCTTTATGTGATATTATGTAAATATTTTCTTTTGATAGTGTAGCAATTATTTTAAAGAAGTCATCGGTACCTTGACCATCTAAACTACTATCAAATATTTCATCTAGTATTAACAAGTTTGTATTAACACTATTTTTCATCTTTGCGATACTTCGCCAAGTAAACAATAAAGATAAATCTATTCTCATCTTTTCGCCTTCACTAAAGTTATTGTAGTTAAACGAATCCATATGTCTACTCTTAACCGTCTCTTTAAACTCTTCGTCTAAATGAAACGATACAAAGAAATCCATTGATTGTAAGTATTGATTGATTAGTGTATTCATAATCGGTAAATACTTTTTGATAATCTGACCTTTGGCACCACTATCGTCAACTATCTGTCTCAATACATCAATGTAACTCTTCTCTTCAATTACATTATCTCGTAATTCTTTTGCCTCTACTAGTTCTTTTTTAAGTCTAGCAATCTCTTCTTTTATATTTAGGCCGCCAGCATCCTCAACGGATAACTGGTCAATCTCATTTTGTATTCTATCACTATGTCTTTTTATCTCATCTATAGAAGTATTAAGTTTTGCAACATTTGTTTCTATACTTCTTATTCTGTTACCAATATCATCAAACTTTAATATCTTTTCTTCTGTATTAGATATCTCACTTAACAATTGTTTATAACCATCTTCTAGTTTGTGTATAGATTGATGTTCTTCATTAATTTTACCTTGTCTAAAGTCTTCTTGTATTTGTTGTGTACAAGTAGGACAATTAGTATTCTCTTCAAAAAACTTTAATTGTTTTTTATGTGTCTTTAAATTCTGGTCTATCTTTGCTTCTAGTTTTTGTAGTTTAGTAAACTTATCTTTAGTCGCTGTCTTATTAAATAGTTTCTCTTCGTTATCTGCAATCTCTTTATTAAGACTTTCTATTCTGAACATATAATCTCTTTTATGTTCGTGTGCCTTTTCTATATCTGCTTTCTTTTTAGTTATCTGGTCTGTATCTCTACTTGATAATTCATTTAAATGTTTCTCTTGTAAGTCTACTTTACTTTCAACTAAATCAACTTGGTGTCTTAATGTAGTAACTTCTTTACCTAGTTCTATTTGTTTACTTCTTAATATTAAATTCATATGACCAAAGACTTTGATATCAAGTATCTCTTCAATAACATCACGCCTGTAACTTGCTCTCATCTTCATAAATGGCTCGTATGATGAAGACCCTAATATAACAACTTGACAAAATGACCTATAGTTAAGTTTCATTATTTGTTGTTCTAATACTTTTTGATAGTCAACACTAGAGGCGTCTTGATTTAACATTACACCGTCTTTGTATATCTCAAACAAATTAGGTTTAATACCTCTTCTTACTTTGTACATTGTTGGACCAATACTAAATTGTACTTCAACAATTGTATCTGCATTATTAATAGTATTAACCATTTGGTCTTTCTTAATAATTCTAAATGGTTTATTAAATAATACAAAACACAAAGCGTCAAGTAAAGTTGATTTACCTGAGCCATTTGTACCAATAATTAATGTTGTAGGTGCTTCTTTCAGATTAATACTAATTGGTGTATTACCTGTGGATAAAAAGTTCTTCCAAGTTATATTATGAAAAATTATCACTTATCTTGTACCTCATTATAAAATTCTCTCATATGTGCTACTAACTTACCTTTATCTAATTCTGTATCTAAACTATTAATATAATTCTCTAGGAATGTCTTTGTATCTTCTCCTTGGTCTAATACATTGACATCGGCCGTTGCATTTATATTATAACTATCTTCAATAACATTTACTTCATATGTGCTTATGTCATTATGTAATCTATCTAAAAAATCATTGAATTGGTTAACATCTGTTTTCTCTTCTACAATAACTTTTATATGTGTATTATTAAACTCTTGTATATCTTTCTTTAAATAGTTTTCTTTCTTATCATTATATACAATCTTTCTAAACATACGAATAGGATTTGATATTCTTGTAAGTTCTCTTGTATCTGTATCAAAGATATGAAACCCTTTAGGACATCTATAATCTGACCAAGTTATTTCGTATTGTGTACCTAGATAATATATTGTACCATTATCTGATTTTCTATGAAAGTGTCCTGATAATACTTTTTCAAATCTATTAAATTGACTTATTTCTAATCCGTGTTCATTGAAGTGTCCTTTGTGCATTTCAAAACCTTTGACTTCTAAATGACCCATTGCAATTTGAGCATTTGAATTGTCTATAGCGTGTAAACTTTCTTCTTCTGTTTCAGGACATATCCAAGGTAATAGTAATATATCTAATCCATCAAAGTTAACGGTGGCAGGTTTCTCATATATAAAAGGTTCGTGTACACCATCAAAAGTTTTAATCAAGTGTGTAAAGTTTACACTATTTGTATTCTTATAATATGTGTCGTGATTACCTAGTATTATATGTGTATCTATTTTATTATCCCATAGGCGTTTCCAAAACTTCTCTTGAAAGTTATGTGCCGTGTTATAATTAATAAACTTTCGTCTATCAACTACATCGCCTAGGTGTATTAGGTTAGTTATATTATGCTCAGCAAGATAAGGGAAAAATATCTCATCATAAAAACGATTAAAATATTTTATAAAAGCAGGGTTATCATTCCGAGCGCCGAAATGTGTATCGTTCAATAGTGCTATTTTCATTATTTAAAAATCTTCCAAATTAACTTTCGCTTTTCGTACTCTCTTTAGTTTCGGTTTAGATATTCTTTTTTGTGATTTTGAAGTCTGTCCTGGTTCTGTTTTTGTGCTTGTGTCTTCCATAGGCAAATTCTTCTGTAGAAACTCTGTAAATTGGTTTTTAAAGTCTCTATCATCACCAGGTTGTAATGCCATATCATCGTAATTTGCTTCCTGTATTAGTTTATGTTTGATTGTTGTTTGTTTCTTTTCTTTTTGAATTCGTCTCACAAAAGCGTAATATATTATTTGTGTAAAATATGCAAATGGATTGTTAGATTTCTCTGGATTAAAGTTACCTAGATATTGTAGGCAGTTCTCTATACCATCAGAAATCATATCGTCTCTAAATGTATAATTTATAAAGTTTGGTCGGTATGATAAGTGATTAGCAATCTTTAGAAAACACTCACCTATGTAATTCGTAACAGGTGGGTTCTTTCTATTTCTTGCTTTCGCTTTATCACATTTGATTTTATACTCAATCATTGCCTCTAAAAACTCTTTGTTATTAACATAGTGCTCTTTTTTGGCAGGAGTTCGTATGCGTTTTTTCTTTGGTTCTGTTTCAGTTTTCATTATGTTCTCACTATACTATATTTTGTTATTCAGGTCAAGCTCCTAACTAATTTATTTTGATTTAAATTTTAAATCACCAGGTGCTTGACATATTTAAAAATTCGTGGTATATTCAGCGTGTTGTCGCTGGGGAGAAAGAGCTATAGAGCTCTATCCTAGTGGATAGTTTTCTTCTTCCCTTGTTTGACAACACTATCAAATATTTCCTCAAGTTCTTGCATTTCATCTTCGGACATCATTTCTCTGTCCATCAAGCGTTTCGTTCTTTCGTTATCGTCTCTTCTTATCAATTTATCGTGCATATTATATTCACCAATAACCTGTGTGTATGATTTAATCATTTCATCACTAGCATTGGTAATAGTTAAAATCTTATCTTTAGGAATAGTTACGAGTTGGTCGTTAGTGTAAGCCGCCCACTTCACTAATGCGATATAATCTTTTACTCCTATATTGGTAATTTGGGGAACATACTTTATTTCTAAAGGCTTATCTAATGTCAGTAACGGCGAATTCTGTTGTGCTTGATTAATAACACATACGATATCAGTACCGTTAAGTATCTTGACTATCTTAATTGTAGTAGTACCATCAGGATTGTGTTTGTTTTCTATTGACATATTACTCCTTTAAGTCCACATTATGTATTTCGTAATCAAAGTTCTCTTCGTTGTATATATTTATTCTTTCTCTAAAGTGTTGCAAAGTATAATTCTCCTTTTCACCATATGCTACATCATCTGATATATCGTATAATGTCGCATTTGTTTTGCTGTCACCAAGTCGTAAACCACGACCTATTGATTGTAAGTTTCTTATCCTACTCTTACTAGGACTAGAAAAAACAATATTATGTAAGTTTCGTATATTGATACCAGTACTGAATGTCCCATAACTAGCGATAATAATTGCGTTGTCAGACTTTTCAGTAATTGCCCTAATTTCCTCTCTATCATCAGCAGATACTCCACCAAAGACAAAAAAAACTTTTCTACCATCTTCCACCTTCTTTTCTATTAGTTCTTGTAATACTCTACCGTGTTTCTCTACATACTGAAATAACAATAAAGTGTTACCTTGTAATCCATTTGTCAAGTTTGTTATATATTTGTTTCTTGCTTTACTAGCACATAAGAAGTCCATTTCTTCTTGATAGTTTTTATCTTTTAAAAAGTCTTTACTATTCTTTCCGTGTTTAAGTATCAAACAATGAATTTTAAACTCGGCGAGTTGTTTCTTTTCTATCAAATCTGTAGTACTGGCCACTCTATTTACAGCACCAAATAAACCTTCTAATACTAGTTTATGTGTCTTACTACCATCAAGTGTACCAGTCATACCTATTCTATACTTGCAGTTTGTCATCTTCGTCATTATTGTAGTTAATGATTGAGATTTAAATAAGTGTGCTTCGTCACCAATGATAACTCCAAAGTCAGCAAACCATTTTTTAGGTAGTTTATATATTGACTGCCAAGTAGATATTACTATTCTTTTTGCAGTATCCTTATCGTGACCTTGATATATTCTATGTATATGTTTAGTATTATAACCATACTCTGCAAAGTCTTTGTATAATTGTTCAACCAAAGAAGTAGTTGGTACAATAATTAATACTTTATTTGCCTTGCGTTCTTTAATTCTTAATAGTTGAAATCTTAATATTAAGTATGCAATTAAAGACTTACCACTTGCAGTTGGCGACAATAGTAAACATCTATCTTCTTGTATTGCGTGATAGAAAGCATTAAACTGATAATCTCTTATTGTAAAAGGTACACCTAATGCCTTACAAAATTTAGCACACTCTAATTTATCTAGGGGTTTATTTTGTTCTTTAATTTTAGATACAATACTGATATTGTTATCTTCAGCAAACTTTCTAACATAAGGTAATAGACCATAGTATATTTCACCTGTGGCATACTTGAATAGTCTTATCTTTCCATCCCAATATCTATTTCTATATTGAGGCATAAACTTATATCCAGGTACCTCAAAAGTAAAAAACTCTGATAGTTCTCTACGAATATCACTCTCTGCTTCTATAGAGAGATAGACTTCATTCTTCTTTTCTAGTATTAGATAGCGATTTTCAACCATTGATTAAATAGCACCAGAAGTAAACTTCCGCCATTCAATTGCGTCTTTGATTAAAAATCCTCTGTTAGATATTTGCTTGATTGTTTTATCCAGATAATCACAAATAGTTTTTAAGTATTCTACTTTTTGTTTTAACTTGATATAATCTTCATCTGCTTCAATGTATTTGTCAACATCTTGCTTTAGAATTTTTAAATTGAATGGTTTAGTTTGATATACTGCTGGGTCTGCCTTTCCAGTATAATATTCCCATTTATGTAATTTCACAATATTTAAATCTGCTTGTGTTTTAGATAACAATAGATTAAACTTATTGTAATGCTTCAAATACTCATTATGTAATTGTGGAGTTTTTAACGCTTCTAGGTCTAACTCCGTATCGTTAATTTTTAGTTTTTTGTCTGTTAATTCTTGTAATTCTTCCAAGGTCATAATAAAATTCCATTGTGTTTATTACTAGTATTCTATACTAAATCTAGTAGTTTGTCAAGCGTCTACGATGTTGCAAGTGTGGCAGTTTTGCCTGGTTCTGCAAATTCGTAATACGCATATTTAAAGGTCACCGTACTCGTCAAGTAGTTTACATCACCTGCCTGTTGTGAGAAATTAGCACCTGTAATTCCTACAGGAAAGATATCTGTAAATCGTACTTCTTTAATAACATTGTTCTTTGCAGATAATATAGATAATGTAGCGTCTGATAAAATAGCACCTTGAGGTTGGGCAGTACCTTCTCTACCAGCGTCTCTATTTACATTCTCTTTACCTTGATTAGGAAATCTATCTCTACCTGCGGCCATTAGATTACTATAATCTTTATGGTCTACAGGAAAACCTAAACCTCTTAACCAACCATATATCTCTTCAAAGTTTTCAAATTTTTCGTCTACCATATATGTAAGACTTAAATCTCCAAAGTCAAGCTTTGTGCCTGGCAATGGTATATCTCTTAAAGAAGTAACCTGTGTTGCATTACTCATTTGTAGGCTTGGTATATTTACTTCTGTACAAAAGTATTCTACCTTTGGAAGTTTAGTAATGCTAAATTTGAATTGCGTTGGAGACGCATAATCCAATTGTGTAGGTTGTCGTGATATTGCGTTTGTAGTTGTCATACTACTATTTATATGGCTTAAAAAACCCCTAGTAAAATGAATTACTAGGGGTCATAGATTACGCTAGTTGTTTTGCGATTTCTTGTTCTTCATTACTTGCATAATTTTTATCCCAATTATCAATATGTTTTTTCATAAACATTCTAAACAATGGGGGTATCAATGCAATAGTAAATAGAGTAAAATACCCTACGCCTGTATTAGGAGCGCCTACATCATCAAGTTCCCAAAAATGAGTTTCGCCTCTATCGTGATGGTCTGCTTGGCGACCAATCTCAATAAAGAACCAACTTGTAAACAATGTAGCATTATCCCAATTATGGCGATAATCTATCGGTTGATTTTTTACTCTTATTAAACCGTAGTGTTCTAGGTAGTTCAATGCTTCTAACTCAAAGTTTGAGATAACCCACATTGCAGCCAATACAGCAACACCTGTCCAACCACCTGCTAAAAAGAATAAACTTACAATAGGTACGGACATAAGATATCCTCTTATCCATCTGTTATCAAAACTGATAAAAGATTTACCTACTCTACTTAATCTTGCTTTCTCCATTTCAAAAAGAAATTTTGATTGACCAAGATATGATAGTAAGTAATGTCCATATATTGTACGACCACGAGGTGCAGTCGCTGGGTCATCTTCACTCGCAAGTTCAAGATGATGATTGTATACATGAGCGTAGCAGAAATGTGCAGACCCACTTAACGCCATCATCCATCTACTGATTACAAAAGAAAAACCTTTTGTGTGAGATAGTTCGTGACCATAAATTATACCGATACCTAAAAAGATACCAGCACTTAATGTAGTGCCTAATAATTCTACACCTGATACGCCACTAAAAAGTTTGTAAGCAACGATTAGTTGTAGTATTAAAAACACAGGTAACATCAAATACATTACGGAGTTTTGTAACCACGCAATACCTAATGTTTCGCCATTTTCATCAACCCCAGCACCTTTAGTTTGGTATGTGATTAATGTATCTATTATTATTCCAAGACCTAATAACGCTACACCAGTCCAAGCGAATATACCGCCTATGTGTATGCCTAGTGCTGTTACGATTATTAATATTGGTGCAATGAAATAACGGACATTTGTTAATAGTTTTAACATAATGCCTCCTGACTTTACCAGTCATTAATTGCATAACTCTAATCCTTTTAGAGTTCTAGTATTATTTATAACATAGGTGGTTTTATTTGTCAAGCTTTTGACGCATATAATAAAATCTGAATATACTAATATTATAATGCAGGCTAAAAAAAAGGGGACCAAAAGAGGTCCCCTTTTAATTTTGTTATTACTAAAGTAATAAGTTTACTTACGATTACGCAAGGTTTACAACTTGTACTTTTCTGTAATATCTGTTTGCGTTAGCAGCACCAGAACCGTCAATAACAGCGTCAGAAGAAGCACTTGCCTCAGCAAAAGGATTTGCCTGTAGCCCGTATCTAGTTTTGAAACCGATTTTAGGTTGGAAAGTGTCTTGACCAACTGCTCTTACCATTTGTAGTGGTACATATGGGCAGTAGAATAATCCTGCGTCATAAGGTGAAGTACCTTTGTAACCAACAACATAAAATTGTTTTGTTGCCTGGTTTGCAGAATAAGGGTCAATGTATACTTTAAATCTTCCGTTTAATACTCCAGCGAAAGTATTACCTGTGTCATCAACATTTAGATTGTTGTTTAATGCAGGTGTATAGTCAAGTATACCAGCCATTTGCAATGCAGAAGCGACATCAGAAGAACAAACGATTATGTTCCCTTTGCCTCTTCTTGTTCTTTGAGCGATTGCGTTAGCGTCTCTCTCTAATTGGAACATAAGTCCTTTAAATCTCTCAACTGACCATCTACCATTACTATCTGTATCTAAATCAAAGATACCAGCGTTAGTAGTGTCTGTTTGAGCACCTTTTTCAGAGTTGATGTAAATTGTTCTTACAACTTCTCTGTTTATCTCTGCCAAAATTTCAGCAGATAAGATGTTTGCCAATTCAGTTTCAGCGTCTAAGCCGTGAATTGCTTTAAGGTCTTGTGCAAGTTCCATTGTGTACTCAGCCTTTAGTGCTCTTGACTTCGCAGTAACGGTACTTTTCTCTATTGAGAAAGCCATTTCAGCAAAAGCGTTGTTAGCACTATCTCCAAGTGCTTCAGCACTTGCAGTAGCCATAGCAGTACCAGCAGTATAAGTGCCAGCAGAGCTATCGTTTAGTACAGCAGGGTTAGTTTGTGAATTTGTTGAAGTACCAGCACTTCCAGGAATGTTTGCGTTAGCAGCATTTCCAGAAAATTTACTTTCAGCTTCATCAAATAATGCTTCAGTTCCACCTTGCGTTTTGTATCTGCTTCTCATTGCAAATATCAAGCCTGTTGGACCTGACATTGGTTGTACACCAGCAATATCATAAGCAATAAGGTTAGGCATTGCTCTTCTTACTAGTGAAATAAGAATTGGATCCCAGTTCGCAACATTAGAACCAGTAGCGTTTGTCGGCGCCGCTTCAGTCATAAACTGAGCGTCTTCTTTTAGTGCATTTTCTTGGTTTTCAAGAATAACACTTGTAACAGCTCTCTTGTAACTATCGCTGATTTTTGGTAAATCAGGATGGTCTAATACTGGCTGCCACTTTTTTTGGTAGTTTTCAGATAAGTACATATCTTGTTCCTCTCTCCTTTAAAAGTGATATTAAGATAACTTAATATCTTTTGTTTTACTAATAGCGGTAGTATAAGCAGCCATTGCACTAGATAAGTCCGCCGTATTGTCTACACCGTTCGTATCAGCTACCGCATTATCTACTTCGCTGTCAGAGTTTGCTTCTTTTTTTACTCCAAAGTAACTCTCTTTAATTGTCATCACTTTAGTTCTAAAATCTTCAGCATTTGTAAACTCAACTTCTTCTGTAAGTTTAGCAAACTTCTCTTTAGAAGTGTCTGCCAAATCAGAAGAAACATCAGCCAAAATTATAGACTTTTCTTGCAGACCTTTATCTGCGTTCAGTTCTACATTTTTAGCAATCTGTTCGTTCAGTTTGTTTTCCAGTTCTTCAATTTTTGAAGCCTGGTCCTCTAACACATCATATTTTTCATCAGGTACATCAATGTAATGGTCTTCAAATAGTTTTTTCAGACCGTTAATGAAATCTTCCGCAATTTCGCCCTTAATGCCTTTTTCAACAGCAAGTTCGTTTTCTTTCATCCATTCTTGTACAACATAGTTTAAGTATTGGTCAACTTTTTCTACAAGTTCAGATTTTACTTTAGAAGTTTCAGTTTCAAATTTCGTATTGTAATCTGCTTCCATTTCTTCTGCAATTTCTTTTACTTTAGAAGTAATCGCAGCTTCAAATATAGTAGCAGCCTTGGCTTTAAATTCTTCTGACAAGTCGTCTTCTCCAGAGGTTAAAGCGTCAATGTGTTCTTTAACATCAACATCTTTTGCTTTCTGGTCATCTTTAACATCTTCTTTCTTACTCATCTTATAACCCTCTTCTTTAGATTTTTCATCTTTGTGAGCGTCTTCAGATTTGTCTTTTTTCTTGTCAAGATATTTTTTTAGACCGTCAGGCATTTCTCCCTCGGAAATCTTCTCGCCTTCAGAAT